GCTACTGATATTGAATGTTTTTCTATTAGCAGAACTCATGCACATGCACGAGTAAAACTCTGGGTTCGCGATCACCTTGTCCTGGATCATCTTCCACTGCTTCCGGGCGTTGAACTCCGGGAGGGTGTCGAAACTCATGTAGTCGTTTTCGTCGTGCGTGCGCTTAATGCTCTGCTTCTGGATCTTGCGGAGGGTCATGCGCTGCTTCTCCTCGTAAAATTTTTTCACAAACGCCTGTTGCTCCACCCGCTTCCACGGGACGAACAACACGAACACGTTGTACACGAGCTCCACGTTCGCTTCTTGCGGGTCCTTGACCGTAAATTTAAAGTCAGCGTACTCGCCGCTGCGTAGGGAAATCACGCCCCTAGTCTCTTCCTCAAGTTCGCGAAGGGCGCACCGAAGGGGATTCATGATCTCCCTGCGGCGACACCCCCCGGTCACGAATGTCCAATCTTTAAATCGACGATCCCTCACCGTGAGGAACCGCGGCTTATCGTCAACGAATGTCACTGGTATAGCAATTGCTTTGTGCTTTTTCAACATGTCTGCACATTATACAATAGGCCCAGTAATTATTCTTCTTCGGAACCCGCGGCACCCTCGCCGTTTTCCGCACCGGCGTCGGCCTGCTGCTTCTCCTCCGCGTCGGCGAACCGTTGCGAATCGTCCGCCTGGGCTCGAGCCATCTGCACGAACGCGCGCGGCGGCGGAAGCTGGTTCAGGTGGCGAACCACCTTACTGGAAACACCCTTGAGGCTGTCCAAGTCCTCCTTCGTCTTCTTCATCTCCTTGAAGAGGTAGACCGTGGCCGCCAGCGCCACGATCGTCGCCACCATGAAAAGGGTTTGCTTATCAATAGGAATCATGTTGTTCTAACTCTTTCTCGTGGCTCATTTTTAAGCCACCACCAAATTGGATCTCCTGGAAGTGTTTCTCTTTATTCGCAGTGGGCGTGGTGCCGATGTACTTTTCGAGCTTTCCCGATTTGGGGTCGTACGTGAGCACGAACACCGCGGATAAAAGGGTTATCGTCAACCAAATATTCATTAAATTAAACAGTGAAAAAATTAATTACGACGAGTACAACAAACCGGCCAAACCATTCTCGAAACGGAGGATGTTCAGACCGATGGCGTAGATGTTATCGTTTGAAGTCGCCGTCTCGCTCACGATGCGCGCGCTATCGAGGCGAGAGAAGTTCAAAGTGCCCGTGCTGAAAGGCTTGGACACGTCCAAACCGAAGCTGTAGACGAAGAGGTCATCCAAGCTGTCGTTGTCACCGAAGCTCGTGTGGTAGAACAACGGGACCGAGGTGTAGTTCGGGTGGGCATAACGGTAATCACCGATGTCCGTGCCGTTGATCTGGAGCTTCAAGCGGTTCGTGGAACCCACCAAGCTCACACCACCCGTGTTCGCCGCCGCGATGGCCTTGACTGGGTGATTGAAGTTGAGCTCCTGGATGCGAGCCGCAGACGCCACGCACTTCGTGACTTGGGTGATCACGATGTCCTGTCTGGTGGAAGCGAAGTGATCGCGCTCATCCGTGTCCAAGAAGATGAAGTTGGCGTAGCACGTCCACGCCGAAGCCTCGGCCTCGGAACCCCACGTGATTCGGATCTCCACGTCGTGGTACTGGCAGCTGATCAAAGGGATGCAGTCCTGGAAAGATTCCGAGTTGAAGAAACGGATCGGGTAGAAGGCGCTACCAGAACCGAACAAACCGGACGCACGGGACTTGGCGTAGGTTTGCGCACACAACTTCGGCGCAATCAGAGTGCTGAACGTGCTGTCTTGCTCGTCGATGAGCTGGCCACCGATGTACAAAGAAACCTTGGAAATCGCCTTGGTCCAGTCAGTGATGGCGACGTTCGCGGACGGAGAAGCCGTCTTCGTCGTCGGCTGGAGGTAAATGTAAGACAAAAGGTCACCCTTGCGCTCGAAACGAACACTCGAGATCCCACCGTTTTGGACATTGCCTTGGATCGTTTGAGATTCAACCGATTGGGAAAAGTTAGTGTGACGCTTGAAAGTCGAGCGGAAGTAGCTCGCTTGCGGGTTCCCAACGAGGTGGGAATCTTGCGCGCCGATCGCCAAGAGTTGGGCAACACCGCCTGACATCTTTTATGTATAGTATGTGGCAACATTTTTTTAAATTAACAAACATTTCAAGAGAGCTGCCCGATACACCGCGTCATACTTCGACACCTGCTGGCCGTGCTCATCCAAGTAACGCATCTCGTAAGCCGGCTCGGTGTTTTCGTAATCCATGTACCACTGACCCGTGGGGATCTGCTCCTCGCGCACCTCCAACACGTACCCGTCCTTGGGCGTCGTCGACGTCCCCAAGATCTTCTTGTGCAACGTGCGCGTGCGCAAGTCGTACCCTGATGTCGCCTCAGCCACCTCCTTCACCACGGACTTAAAGTAACCGTGGGTGTACCCGGCTTGGTCGTCCGCACCCAAATCCTGCCACGCCGATGGGTCCAGGTAGACCGAGTACGTGTGCACGTACGTCAAAGGACCACTGTCCGTGTAACTCTCGATCTCGTACTGGGCGCGCTCCTCGTCGGTTAACGCGTCATACACCGCCTTCGTGATCGAGTTCGTGAGGATCTGGAAGTACTTCTCGCAATCGTACGGTGGCATCTTGTTCACGTAGGAATTGTAAAACACACGCTCGTACACATCCTTACCGTAGTACTCCTCCGTGACCGTCGTGCGCTTCTCAGGGGCCAAGTTGGAATACTCCGCCTCGGTCACGTCCGCCAGCTTGAGGTAGTAGTTCACGTTCGACGTCTCCATCACCTGGCGACGCACGGGCACCTGAGGCTGCGTGAAGTCACACGGCTCCAAAACCTTCGCCACCGTGCTGCTACGGAGGATGTCGTCCTGCTGTTGCATAGCGTAGCCGGCCACGTTGCTCGTCGTGATCAAATCACCCACCTCGATGTCGTGATCCAACGCGTTCGTGACCCACACCTTGGTCTCACCGTAAGTCTCGATGATCCCCTCGGGTTCGCCCACAACACCCAAGAACGCCTTACTCTGCGCCACGTTACTCAGAAGACCCGCGGCGCCCACCAACAATCCTTGACCACCCGTGAAAGACAACTCGCGCTTCACGCGGTGATCTTTTCCTTCGAGGATGTCGAGACGCTGCTCATCAGCCTGTTGACGTCTATCCACCTCCTGTAACGCGGCCGCGGCCGTCGTCCAAATCGCGTCCTTCTTCAAAAAGTGGAAATCGTTAATTTCCTGACCGTACACGAACACTTGGTCGCGACTCTTGATTGGGTTCGTCAGTCGGACCGTGTACTCGTCGATGATTTCATCAATCAAGACGTCCTCTTCCCTATCGTTCCGGTCGTAGAGACGCAGTTTCGACGCGCCCGTTTCCAACTTCGTGGTATCGAACTCTAGAACAGTGCCATCCGCGTAGACGTTCGCGAGCTCGTACACGTTCGGAATCCACTCCGTGCGTTTATTGATTGAATAGCTCAGAGTATCACCAACTTCCTGTGCGATGAACCCCCACACCGGCAACGACCCGCGTTGGACGACGTCCTTGTAGTTGTACAACTTTGGTTGTAAAAGCCTGAACGTCTCGAGCGCACTCGAATCGTTGACGTCGAGGATGTTTGTCTTGATACGACGATCGGACGCTTGGAGCGTACCGGTGTGAGAAATCACGTATTGTCCAGACATGATTCCCTTGAGTGCATAAATGCTCAATCCACCGGAGTGTTGTCCCGATTGGTTATATGTAAAATTGACGTCGTACTTGAAATATGCTTTTGTTCCCGTCGTGACGGAGTGATTACTGCCGTACGCGTCGTTGTACACCGTCAGAGGCGCGTGCGGTGCCGTCGTCCCGATCCCGACCGAACTCGTCATGACTTGACCGACATTGAGTTGGCGTCCGTCGGTGACGTCCATTTGGGGAATGCCGTAATACCTCAGATAAGTGAGGCACACTGCAGAACCGTTCGTCCCTCCGTGTGTGGAAGTGCCTATGAAACGAACATACTTGTATGCAGTTTCACTGTTCACTAAATCAAAATATAAATAATCCGTCGTTGCTGGTTTGTCTTCCGAGAATGAACCGATACCGTAAAACGTACTTCCATCATTGCTACCCGCAACGGTAAAAGTTTTTGGTGCGCGTTCCTGATAATCATTGCTGCCAGATACGCCCATGTTCAAATTCCAAACACCCCTTTTGATGATTGCGCGCGTACTGAGTTCGAGTTGAATCCATTCACCATCAACATCGAGTCCGTCTACACTGGTGGTTTCCGAGCCAGTATACGTCCCACTTGAATTATAAGTTGACCCAGCGGGCTGCCAGCGAAGACTAGCTGGGTCACCAAATGCTTCGTATGGCGGAAGGACAAAACCATCCCCGTTGTCGTAATATGAAGTTGCAGTCGCACGGAATATCCCGTGTCCCGTGAACTGCGTATATTCGCCGGTCATATGCCCGGGCGGAAACTCTTGTAAAGACCCCGCGACGACCAACCTTTGTTCCGGGTCGCGCAAACCGATACCCAAATTCCCATTCTTCAGAGTGACCACGTCCTCGCGGTGGCCGAACCGCGCGGCTTCGTAATCGAACAACTCTTTCACTTGGTCTGATGATAAAGCCTTGGAATAGACGCGCATGTTCGCCATTTTCCCTATTAAATCGTGTTGAAGCGCTGAACCCTCGCGATTACCTGCGTAAAAGGTTGAGCTCGTGGTTGCCAGGGCCAGTGAACCGGGGGTCGAACTGGACTGAACTAGGCACTCTTCCCCGTTTATGTAAATCTTGCGCGCCAGACCAAACCCATTGTTGCTCACACCACTGTCACTACCACCGTCGTAGGTCGCGACGATGTGTATCCAGTTTCCAAACGATTCGCCAACGTTTTTCGGATAGAACAGCACGTCGTTCGCGAAGAAGTAATAACGCAAAAGCCATCTTTCATTAACCAACTGGAAACGCAAGCAGCAAGCGGTATTGGTCGAGGTCCCACCGAAATGGAAAATGTGTTGGTTTGTCGTGCTCGACGTCACGTCGCGGTACACCCATGTCGAGACAGTGTGTGCCCACGCGCCTGTTGTATGCGTCAAAGTGCCGCTAATGTACGCGCTCCCATCGAACACCCACGCGTTATACTCGGCATCGAATCCATTGGTACCGTTGATGGCCCCCGTCACGCCATTCCCTGAGAGGTCATACACATTCGACGAGTCCGCGAAACTGTACGAATTACTGTCGTTCGCGTCCCAGTACAACTCGAGATGCTGCGTCCCGGGCTTGTTCGGGACGCTTCTGTGGACGATGTCGACACTCTCGTCGCCTTCTTCATAGCCGTAGTATTCGAGTTCCTGGATGGCAACCTGGTCGTAAGTGCCACTGCCTGGAACCTGCATGGCGGTAATTTGAACGACTAGAACATCATACCTGCCTGTAGAATTTATGTGCAACGTATTTTTCACAGCTCGAGTAGGATCTAAATTGGAAAATGTATGTATTTGACTGAAAGTACTACCACCATCTTCACTCCCCCAGATGATTCCATTTTTTGGTGCCTTCGTAGAAGCGGAATCTCGGTTATACATACAGACATGGGAAAGGCGTATTTTTTTGGGTAGTTTCAGTTTAAGGAAAGAGCCTGATACAGATTCAAAAGAATCACTATTTGTCGCCGTGCCCCCGGTTGTTTCGTAGGTACCAGATTCAGATATCCATGGATTTACCGTATCGAAAATCCCGTCATATGCGAGTCTACCGCCATCAGTAACTCCACTGCTACTTGCGGTAGATGTATACCCCGCCCATATTTGTACAAGCCCCGTCGTCGTGACGTTTGTAGCGGACGCTGAAACCTCCGGATACTTCACGAGTGGCCTATCGTGCTTGGGCAATTCCATGACGACGTCATCCCCCGCGAAGAACTCCGCACCTTTGGCCATGCCGAGACTGCCGGCCACTTGCAACTTGGCGGACGTCGGGGCGGCACCCACCCCCGTGGCGGCTTCGTATAAAGCAATTTCTTCAATTAATGCACGGGGGGTTCCTGTCACTGTGACCTTTGTGACAACGACCCTGAAATATGAATAAGACTGACTACTGTTAACGAATTGTATGTATACAGAGTTTGTGTCGTATGAGATGTCGTTGAAAGTTGCTAATTTACTCCACGTAACGCCATCATTTGATCCGTACATAAAACCACTCTTAGGACCGTCCTGTGCTATATCACGTTCCCTTATTTTGAAAGACGATAATCGGATTGATTGTGGTAACTTGATTTGAATCCATTCACAATCGTTTCCGTCGAATGACGCGGCAGTACCATTCACGGCTTCACCTGAACTATCGAACGCACCGGTACGGGAAATCCAATTTGGTATGAACGACTCGCCTGAATACCGCGTGAACTCGTTAAAAGCATTAAATTCGAATCTTTGGGATTGGGTGTTTTCTACACTACTCGCACTCACCACGTACCCCTCACTCTCATTGGCCTTCAGCGGCACCTTGGGCCACTTGATGTACCCGGTTTGGAGGGTCTCACTCGAGAGGTCACCGCTGATGTGGAGGTTCTCGAAGCGCGTGATGTCCTTTTCGGCGAAGAGTTTTAATTTCGAGAATTCCAAGTAACCATTCTGGGACGCGTCGGTGCCAATCTTGGTGACCACCATTCTGTAGTAGGCGTACGGTGTGCTGGCGTTCACGGCGAAGCTTGACCACGTGTCCGTGGTGTAAGTGACGCCACTGAATTCAGAAATTTTGTGCCACGAGCGGCCGTCGGTCGAACCCAACATCACCCCGTCGACGGGCGCATGGTACTCCAAACTGTTCGTGGGATAAATGTTAGCTTGGCTCAGCAAGATTGGGTACGGGAGCTTGATCTCCACCCAGTGCCCGGCGTGGCGAACACCTCCGACATCGTCGGTGTACACACTCGGCTGCGCCGCGATCGCCGTGGCGTCCCACGAACCCGTGGACGTGTTGTACTGATTGAGCGGAGAAACGATGGACCACTTGGTAGAAGCGTTTTCGTCGAAGAGCTTCCACCCCTGTTGGGCCGAGCCCTCGCTGCTGACCCGGACCTCGTACGTGCCGTGGCCTTCGTGGTACTGGCGGTATCCCGTGAGCGCCGACAAAGGGTGCTCGGTGAAACCGGTCTCGAGGCCAGAAGCCGCCGTGGTGCTCACCTTACCCGCGTCCACCGTGAAAGTCTCGGTGTAAAACTTGAGTTCACCAATCTCCGCCGCCGCGCTCGCGTCGGTGGCGTTCACCACGAGCGCGTACTTCTTGTAAGCAACCTCGCTATCGACGACGAACGTGCGCACGTCGGAGGTCGAGGAAGGGGTGACGTTCTCCCACCCCTTGAGTGGGCCCACCCACGAGCCCTCGTTCGCGCCGTACAAGTTGGCCGACGCTGGGAAAGACGCCGTCGAAGTCCCAGGGCGAACGGTGATGTGCCGGAGAGTAGTCTTGTAAGGGAACTCCGCCGTGATGTACTCACCACCCACGGTGTCCGATACCAGGTCGACCGATCCCTCGTACGCACCCGTGCCCGAATTGTAAGTCGACGCCGATTGCCAAACCAAAGCCGTGGACTTGTCGAAGGCGTTCCACACGTTGCTGTCGGTGCCGAGGGTGGACGCGTTCAAGACGTACTTCCCGTGGCCCGTGACCGTGGTGGTGTTCGAGGACAACGCACCCGGTGGCTGTTCGCTCACGATGGCTAACTTGTTACTGATGAGACCACCGCTGTCCATGAGATCACCCGTGGCGCTGTTCCAAGTGATCAAGTTTGCCGCGGCCTGGGCCAAAGGCATGCCCGTGGCGTACAAGTTACTGTTCACCGTGAGCGCGCCCACATTCGAGGTGCCTCGGACGTCGAAGTTGTAAACGGTGTCCGACGTGGCCACGCCCATGTGGGAAGTCGCGAAAACGTTGTCACCGTGCACGTTCGAAGACACACCGATACCACCCGCACTCACGGTCAAGGCACCCGTTGATGTCGACGTCGAGTGGGTGGCATCTGAAACACTCACGCTCGTCGACGTGAGCGCACCCACGTTCGCACCACCAAGGACGTTCAAAGTATTCGACGCCTCCACATTGTTCACGAAAAGCTGGTGGGCGTGCACGTTCGCGGCCACACCCAAACCACCCGATACGACCAACGCCCCATTCGTAGTCGAATCTGATTCCTGGGTGTCACTCACCGCGATCGTCTGTGTCGTGAGCACGTTGATGTTCGCCGCACCCTGAACGTCGAAGTTGTATTCCGTGGTCCGAGCCCCGATCACCACGTTCCCGTTCACGTAGGAAAGAGTTCCCAAGTTGCTGTGCAAAAAACCACCCACCTGGTTTGAAAATTTAATGAAACGCAAACGCGCATCTGTGATCAAAGACGCGAAACGCAAAAACTGACCGGTCGTCGGGTTCAAGTACACCGCCGAACGCTCGCCGTCGTCCTTCACCATGACCACCCTTTCGTCCACGCTCACCGTCCACGTGTTCCTGTCGTAAGCCACGACCACGCGGTGCCAAGTCGTAGCGCTGAAAGCCACGGAAGTCGCCTGGGCAACCTGCGTGCCGTCGTAAAGAAGTGTCACCGTATCAGCGCTGCAGTCGAACACGAGCTCGTAGCCGTCGTCGTTGTAGGTAGCCTGCGATTCGGTGTATGTCTGAAGAGACACGGACGACCCCGTGGACGTGCTCGGGAAGTACACCTCGAAGTCACCCATCCACGCATTCGGAAGCTTGATGCCGGTGTGCATGTAACGGTTCCCGTCCGTGAAAGAGATCTGAGGCGGCGAAGACGTGCGGGTGGCCGCACCCAAGGTGAAGGGTGGGTTCGCCATCTCCGAACCTTGGTCGTCCCACACGAGCACCGCATCGCTCTTGATCGTGTTTGACACACAATCGATACCCTGGACCCCTGCCGTCTCTAACTTAGCCACTCTCAAAATGGCGTTTCGAACGTCGAGGTATCCCTCAACCCTCTCTGAGAAGCTCATTTAATAGTAACATAGGAAATCTTCTGAGGCAAAGGACACGTTTAGTAATTTTTTAAAATTGTGCATTGATAGCAAAAAGGTGATTATATGATTGTGGAAGTGCAATCATATAATCATGTGTTCGCTGAAAAGAAAATTATCATCCGCAGTGGTACGTGCAACCCACGAAGGCTGCCCGGTAGACACAGTTCGCCTCATCCGTCTGCGCGCCGTCGGCGTCGAGGCCGGACCACTCGCTCGGCGTTTTCTCCTCCGTCTTCGATAAGGGAAGGACTTTTTTACACACATTTAAAAACGACACGTGGTATATTTTTTAAATGTGGATTGAAGGCGTTCTCGAACACTCTAAAACTTCTACGCGAGGACGAGGTCGCACTTGACGTGCATGGCCCTGATCCCACCCTCTAATTCACGAACTTCGAGGGGCACGGCCCTCGTTTGTTGAGTATAGTAGGATTGTAAGTTTGCCGTCACTGGTGCGATGGTCTGCACGACGTGCGCCGCACGTTCCTCTGGTTTGAGGGCAGCGTACTGCTCCACACGAATCGACGTGTTTGAGGCTTCATTGTAAAAATTTGTGTATCCAGGAGTGACGATGTGTTCCGTCTCCAAATTGGCGTACGCCGCGGCTGAAATGTTGGAGTAAGTAACCACCTCAACGACGGAGATGTTTGAGTAGTGCGTCACGACCTTTTTGTATTCAGTGTGCACGTTGGCATCGTAGACATCGGAGCTCACGTTGGAGTAAACAATCACTGGATCGTAGCCTTCGATTTCCACCGGGGACGTATTGCTGACCATGACGGGTGTGTATCCTTCCTGGGCGTCCGTGTCCAAGTTAGCATACTCACCAACTTGTACGTTCGTATAGACACTGACACCGTCGTAGACGACGACATTTGAATAGTGGGACACGGCATTTCCCACGTAGTGGGACACGGTACTGGAGGTCCAATAACAGTTCTCGACATAGCCTGGCTGTTCGGTCTCACTCGTCACGACCAAGTTCGACTGGGTCATGGAGACGATGTTAGAGTAGTACGTTTCCGTCGTCGTGTTGGAAAAGTCACATGGGTCCTTGATGGTCACGACTGCGGGTTCACCCATGGTGAAGTAGCCCTCGATGTTGGATGCCACGAGACCGTCCCCTGGCTGTAGTGGACCACCTTCATCGGTGACCCACACCTTCATGGACCCATCCTCGATAGGTGTGACGAGGGTGGGGAGGTCGCGGAGGGTTTGACGCTGGACCAGTCGTTTTTGTTTTTCTTCGTCTGTGGCGTGGGGGTAGTCAATGGTGGCGTACCGGTCGGTCTGTTCGAGGACTTGGTTCCGCTTGTCGCGGAGTTCCTTGAGGGGTTGGGCCGCTACATATTCATTCCATTTTTCAGTTAATTCTTCGAGGGTTGGTTTTGGGAGGGTGTTTGTCTCGTCCCATTCTAAACCATCGTATGTATCACCGATAAGAAACCATAATTGTCCTTTGTAAAAGTTGGACAGAATGAGAGGTATATCCATTTACTTTTACATGAGAATATTATTGACACACTTCTTTGACAGTTATCGAACTCGATGGACGACCATAGAAAGAAGCGTTGTTTTCGTTCATAGCACGGTTCACGCATATAGTATAAGCACTATCTCTTGTTCTCATGATTAATTGATATGTAATGAGTTCGGTTCCATTCGCTGAATCAAAGAATTCAAATGAATGAAATTGTATTTGTTTTTGCAGATTAGTAGTGCCTTCGCTATACCAATAAGTCGTCACTGGCTCTAAGTCACCGGTAACGTCGCCTACTCCTATATACGTAGTAGAACTTCCCTGTGTTCGCTTTATTTTAAAGAAATTATGACCGTAACCACCCAGATTTAAAGCATATGTCACTAGAAGTTTACTTGTACTAAACTTAGGTTTAATACTTACAGAGAGACCGGATATGTCTATGAATGACGTACTCGTTGTAGTTTGTGTATCCGTTTTAGTTGAACTCTCGACTTGTACGATCGTCCCCGGTGCGTACAAAGGCGCCGCGATGTGCACTGGCTGAGCGATGACGTTATCGAGGCGACCCATATCGTAGAGTCGCTTGACCTCCTCGGCGGTGAGGGCGACGTCGTAGAGTTTGAAGTTGGAGATGGAGCCGTCGAAATCACTGGTCGAACTATAACCCGAATTGTCGCCGAATGTAATCTTATTACTTGTTAAATTTAAAGGACCTGGCGTGGACACCGCATGTGTTGTAGTTTCTTTTGTACCGTCTACATATAGGTCTACGCTGGTGGTACCCCAGTCTCCACCTCTATAGACACCTACTACATGGTACCACTGACCATTAGTAATTGTTGTAGAACTATAAATATCAGACGCGTATCTCGCAAAGACAAACTTATTATCATTGATTATAATTCCAGCCATGTTAGCAGTGCTTGAATCGCCTATGGTACATACATAATCAAAATCGTTTACAGCTGCAGTTCTTTTAACCCACATAGCCATAGTCAAAATTTTTTCACCAGTTCCTATATTTTGAGTTCCCCTGATCGTATCATCCGCCCCATCAAACACTAACGCCTTTTCCGTCGCATTATACGATGCGTTACCGTAGAACGCACTATCATTCCCCCTCCCCGACGTATCCCGCACCACCCCATTCTCCGTGGGGTTCGTCGAGGTGTTGTATTCCACCACGAGCTTGTCCCGTCGGGGCGTGTCGTCCGCGTCGAGCGGTGGCCCGATGCGAGGCACGGTGAGGTTTTTGGTGAGTTTGAGTTCCCCGTCGTGGAGGGTGGATTGACCTTGGCGGGTGCCGAAGAGACGCCACTCTCCTAGGTTTACTCTGTCACCGTTAGCACCGAACAGTTTAGAAAAAACGAGACGGAATGTTTTATAGTAAGTGGTTGAATTGGTGACCAATTTTCCAGGATTTCTCCAGTATTCACTCTGTCTCTGACCAGTCCCCGAAGTACCAGTAACCCAATCAAAATTGGTCCAACTTTGCAATGTTGTCCAGGTTTCTCCATCATTACTACCTAGAATAGCACCATCTCTAGGCATACGTTCCAAGACCCAATAATCTGTATCTAAACTACCATCACGACTTCTATGATAAAGAAGATTGTACTCGAGTTTAATTTTATACGGCATCTCGATTTCTAACCATTCACCAGAAACACCTTGTGTAGAAACCGAACCAGTATACACACCTGTGGATGCCGTATATTGTGATATACCCCATTCCATGTATTTATTATCATCTTTTCCACTGAATCCTAATTTATCGAACAGATTTTGTATTCCTAGACCATTATCAGCAGAACTGACACTCGCCTTAAACACACCATGCCCCTCCATGTAGGTCTCCGCGGCCGTCATCGCCCTCGGTGGGAACTCCTCCGATTCGTGAGCCTCGTCCATCACCGTCAAAGCCGCCTCCGGTTCCGTCGTCCCGATGCCCACGTGTCCCTTGTACACGGAGACGGACGACGTCGCCCTCCCGAACTGGTCCTTTTGGGCATCCCACAGTTCCAGGGCTTGTTCCTCGTGGAGATACTTGTCGTACACCCGGAAGTTCGCAACCTTACCGTCCAAGCCCTCGCCGACGCGGGCGACGATATCGAGGTCTTCTTCGGTGCCGTATAGTTTCCACGTGGCGATATTAGGTGTATCAAATGATACACCAGGAAATAGTTCATTCGTTATCAATCTGAAATATTTGTAACCCGTACTAGAACTGACGTCAAAATTTCTGGTTTCCTGTCCCGATGATGTATATGCCCCACCCAAATCAGAATGATTATAGACAGTTGTCCAGTTCGAGCCATCGTTTGAACCTAAAAGTTTTGCCGTTTTTGGCATCCTATTTCCCACATTATTTCTGTTTGTTAATTCGTATCTCGAAATAATCACTTTTTGAGGGAATTGAATTTGTATCCATTCACCTTCATATGTACCGGAACCATCTATATTGTTGGTGGTAGCTTGATTTCCATTCGTAGCTCCACTCGCCGCGTATGCAACACTATTATAAGCATGTTCAGACCATGTACTTGAATTATTGTCGAATGATTTCCAAGCTTCATAGTCTGAACTTTGAGGGGAACTCATCGTCGCCACATACCCCCGCTGTGCCGGTCCAGTCATCGCGATGTGCGGATATTTCAGCACGGTCGACGACACGGGGAAGCGGGTGGTGTCGTTCTCTTTGTGACCGTAGAACTTGATTTCAGCCAATGCGGTATATTGTCTACTTGAGTTATCCGTCCCATCGTATTGAACCTTCTCTATGATGATTCGCACGTATTTAAAGCCTTTTCCGACATTGGTGTCTATCACGTAATTATTAAACACGTCATCCGTCCAAGATGTCTGGTTTGTGAAAACATGCATAGTTTCCCACGTTTCGCCGTCGTTACTTCCGGCGATGACACCTTCTTTGGGTGCACGGTAATCCTCTGCGTTGGTGTGTGGCGCGAGTGCGACGTAATCTATCACCATTTTATGGGGAAACTCCATCTGAATCCATTCACCACGTTTACTAACTCCATCGACTGTAGTCAAGGCCGCGGTGTCTGTGCGCGCGACACCGGTCGTCGTGTCATATTTGCTACTATTAGAAAACCAAGAATTAGCGTTTGCAGCGTGTGTCGTGTTGCCATCGAATGCTTGATGCGGTGGGTAACCACTCGCATTACTACTCGCACTCACAGTATAACCACCCTGTGAATACGTGGTCATGTCGAACGGTGGGTAGTCCCCGAACATGTCTTGCACTTGGGCGTCCCCCAACTTTCGACCGTCGAGGTAGCACGTGCGTAGACCACCACCCCCCTGCGTGGTGTACACGAGATTGTGCCACGTGTTCGAGGAGAGGAACTGGTTATCACCACCATCTATCCATCCCAAGTGTCCCGTTTCGGTCAATGAGATGGCGGTCTTCGCGTCGCCCTCACCCGCTTCGGTCCCGACGTGGAACAGTGTGGCATTCGAGGACACGTTCGCCGCGTTGAACCACAGGGACACGGAGTGTGGGTGCGTCCCCTCCATCGCCAAGTCCCCGGTAGACATCGTGACGTTCGAGGTCGCGAGGGACGAGAACGACCAGGCGTTCCCGGAGAAACTCTCGCTGTTATCAGTGAGTGTGTGTCCCTCCCCGGAATAGTCCGCCGGGGTTGAGCCCTTATCGCCATCAATGTACAACTTCATGCCCGTCGTATCCGGAAGGTTGAACTGGGACGTGATGGTGGTGTCCACTGATGTGTCGGGGTCCGAAGTTTCTTCGTAGCCGTAGTATTCGAGTTCGGCTATGTTAAGTAATTGCGTATTACCACTAATCTCTGTAACAAGAAAAACGTAATGTGTATAATATCCAGATGCGTTTACGTTTATTGTTCGAGACAAGTCGCCAACAGGGTCATAATCACTATAGTCAGCACTCGTGAATAAATTGGTAACGTCGACCAATTTCACCCATTCTCCATTTACACCGGTATTACTCGCGAATATATACCCAGTTTTAGGTTCTCTTTGAGAAGAAGCACTGGTACTT